AATCCTTGCTAAAGAAAAAGAATTTCCGAGAGCAAGAATCTGAGAAGGTTCATGGGAAGCTTGCTTATAGGAAGCGTATTCTTGCAGAAGAGGAGGCTGAGAAAGAGCTCCTCTCTGCTCTTTTTAAAGAAGAACAAGAAAAGAAGGGATTGGTAGATGGAGCACCAGAGATTTAAAACTAGCTTCTCTGAGAGAATCTTTAGGAATAAATATGCACAAGGGAATAGCGATACGTGGGATGCCCTTTCTGAACGAGTTGTAGAGGATGTCTGCGGAAGTCGATGGGGAAAAGATAGGTCTCTAATGTCTAAAGACGACCAAGATCAACTCTGTGAATACATTAAGGAGATGAAGTTTGTTCCCGGAGGTCGCTATCTCTATTATGCTGGAAGGCCGAATAGCTATTTTAATAACTGTTTTCTTCTCCGAGCAGAAGTTGATACGAGAGAAGAATGGGCAGAGATTGCATGGAGAAGCACTTCTTGTTTAATGACTGGTGGGGGTATTGGCGTTGATTACAGCAGACTTAGACCTAGTGGCAGAGCGTTGTCACGCACTGGAGGAATCTCTTCGGGGCCTCTCCCTCTCATGTCTGCCGTCAATGAGATCGGGAGGTCGGTCATGCAAGGAGGCAGCAGACGAAGTGCTATTTATGCTAGCCTTAACTGGCAGCATGAAGACATACCTCTCTTCCTTAAAGCAAAGAATTGGTCAGATCAAATCAAAGAGCTGAAGGCTAAAGATTTCAATTTTCCCGGCTTTCTCGATATGACTAACATCAGTGTTAATTATGATGATGATTGGCTGCATTCGGGATCGGCATTTAGCAGTGAAGAGGAAGAAATAGGCTTCAGAGCTTCTAATCCCGTCTTCCTTGAGAATTGCAAACAAGCCATGATGACTGGCGAACCGGGCTTCAGCTTTAACTTTGGGGACAAAGAGAATGAAACACTAAGAAACGCGTTAAACTAATAGCGCCCTGATAGAGAAATCTATCTTGAATAACTAATCTAAAAACAGGGGAAGCCTAGAACAGGTTATCCTGTGCCAATTCAGTATTGAAAGGTGCAACGACTATGAGCATTGATGAGAAACAACTTAGTAAATTGCTTTATTATTTTTCAGGTTTTGATGGCGGTGTTTACTATTCAGGAAGGAATGCACGTTTTGTAATGAACATGCGTGAAGAGAATCTTGACTATATTAAGTGGGTAACGGAAACACTGGAAACTTTTACAAGTGTAAATACTTTTTCAGTAATTCAGCGTGGAGAAAGAAAACCCCTACTTTGCATAACTTCTAAAACACACCCGAAACTATCAATTATTAGAGAGCGTCTCTATATTGATGACAAGAAAGTGCTAGACCCGCATCAACTTACGCTATTGGATGGAGAAGCCTTAGCTATTATCTTTATGGCGGATGGTGGGACATCTGTAGACCAACGTTGGAATAAGTATGCAGAGATAAGACTTCATACAAAAGGGTACAGTTATTTTGATAATCTGGCATTAAGTAAAGCGATTTTTGAGAAAACAGGAATAAGGACAACAGTGAACAGACATGGAAAATACTTTTTTCTACGAATTAAGTCAGCGGATATCAAGCTTTTCATTGACACTGTCTCCCCTTTTATCCTGCCAAGTTTCCGTTATAAACTCGAACGATTAGCCCCAGTGATGGGTGATGATATAGTCTGTGCTGTGCAGGAATGTACAGAGATTGGCAGAAATGACTAATCTAGCGCAAGCTATAACAAAACAGGTACAGAGGTTACGTCTGAAGATGATAGCGACGTATGCAATCTTGGTTCAATCAATCTTGGTAACATTAGAGATTTGGAGGAACTCAAATGCGTCATCAGCTTGGCAGCAAAATTTCTGGTGTGCGGAACACTTCGCGCTGATCTGCCGTATGAAAAAGTATACAAAGTTCGAGAAAAGAACCGCAGACTTGGACTCGGCCTCATGGGTATACACGAATGGCTCCTCAAACGAGGGCACCAATACGAAGTAGTTCCAGAATTACATGAATGGTTAAAGGTATATAAAGATGAATCCGAACGAGCAGCTAAAGAACACTGCAACCATCTATACATCTCAAGTCCAGTCGCTTTTAGAGCAATTGCCCCAACAGGAACGCTTGGCATTCTTGCAAGCACAACTACGGGTATCGAACCTCTGTTTGCAGTGGCTTACAAACGCCGTTACCTTACAGAAGGAACAAAATGGAAATACGAATATGTAGTGGATGCAACAGCGGATTTACTCATTAAAGAATACGGACTAAATCCAGATAACATTGATACAGCTTATAAATTGAGCCACGACTATGAACGAAGAATCAAATTTCAAGCAGACGTACAAGATTACGTTGATATGTCCATTAGCTCCACTATCAACCTCCCAAGTTGGGGAACTAAAGGAAACAATGAATCTTGTATTGAAGGATTTGCACGAACGCTTGCGTCTTACGCACCACGATTACGAGGTTTCACGGCATACCCGGATGGTAGTAGAGGAGGTCAGCCCTTGACAGAAGTTTCTTATGGCGAAGCCCTTCAGCATAAAGGGGTTGTATATGAGGAGAACGATATTTGTGACATATCGGGCAAAGGAGGTAGCTGTGGTGTATAGACTTTCTAAATGGGATTTGGAGCATCAAAAGGATATGGTTCCTATCAATGGCGGATATCAATACGTGCATCGTATTACAGGAATGTGTTGGGGAGGGGATTACCAGATACTTTGCTGGCTGAAAGAGGAGGGAGGGGGTTCTTGTGGAGTATGAACATTCTGAGGGAGGAGAGGTTGTAATCTGTCAATTTTGCTACAGGTCTTTAAAAACCTGCATTTGTTGGAAGTAAACCAGAGGGATCAGCCTAAATGACCTTGTATGAAATCTGTGCTAAGACATTCGCTAGGCTAGGCATTCTTACTGAAGAGGAGTACTTCCGTGAAGTAAAGAAAATGTACTAGTAAAACAAAAAGGGCTACTCTCAAAACATCGAGGGTAGCCCTTTTCTATTTCTAGACAATTTCTAATGTAACAATTTCCTTAAGCCTTAAAGCTGCTTGGAGGATAGGAAAGAAGATTCCATAAGCTTTCTTACTGTTCCCAATAAAGTCCTGCCCCTGTTCATGGGTCAGCCCTAATAGGATGCAACCCTCTGTATCTTTGTCAGTGTTTCCTGAATGAATACGGATTCCCTGAAAGCCCGGTACGTTCAGTACATGCGGCATATCCCTCTTAAACCTCGTAGAAGCGTCTATAATCGTCTTATACGTACCTGCTGGTATGGCAGTGGCCCCATCAACCTTAGCGGCTCCTAGGGGCCTTACAACGTCTTCTAGCGTATAACAGAAATACTCTCCATCTATATACAGCTTTCCAACAGTGTAATTAGGGCCAAAGTCATAGCGTTCTAATTTCAATTTCATTGACCAACTCCTAGTGTATCTCTTAATAAAGCTTTAATCTTGTCGTACCAAGAAGGATCGGGAGGAGGTGCTACTGTAACAGGTTCTTCTCCGTATCCCTTACGGAATGCAGAGAATACGCTCCTCTTGTGTTCTGGATAGGCATCTAGAGCATCTGACACCCCCTTTACCTTCTTCTCAATTAAAGGATCACCTCCTCCATTCCAAGCTACAGGGAGGGGTATCTTCCTCCTAGTAGCTATCTTGTTCTTAGTGCTTAATGTGGCTACAGCGTGAGCTGCATCAGGATCAAGACCTTCTTTCCCTAAGTTTTGTAGAAGCCCATATGTATTCCTATCGTCTGAAGATTTTAAATCAAAGGATTTAACTGGAAGCGCCCCATAGTTCTTCTGCCTTTCATTAAGAATAATAGAGAGGGTTTGCTGCAAAGGGATTTGCTTTAGAGAGGGGTCATACTTCTCCCCTGCTTTCAATGCCTTCCCTAATGCAGACAGTTTAGAATCTTCTATATATGCTGGTTTATTAACCGGATTAACATAAGAAGGGTTTGGATAGTATTCTGCCATATCACTTCATCCACTGAGGGACAATCCTCCTTTCAATCTGCTTCTCCTTCAAATCAGCTTTCTTCTCTTTCTTCTCTAGGTCTTTCTTCGCCTTTCTCCCCTCCTTGCTGAACCCATACCACTCATCCCCAACAAAAGGAACTAGCTTACGAGATTCAAATTTAAAAGGTTTCTTTTTTCCAGACGTATCTTTGTTGTTCAATAATACATCTTTACCATATAGCTTATCAACTCCTTCATCCGCCAGATAAGCCGCATCTCTAACTGGAGGCATAATCCAGCCAGTAGCGGGGTGGATGAAGTTTGCAGCAGCTTCGACTGGGCCCTCTTTCTTTAGGTCAGCAATTACATATTTACTAAAGCCCAAGTTAGTCAGATAAGCAGGGATAATGTCTGAAGGTGTTGTAAAAGGAATTGGCTTGTTCCTCATTAGGGCAACCAAGTCCTGTACTAACGAAGTGGTTGTCCCCCCTATTACCACAAGAGCTACAAGATTCTTCAGTGCTTCCTCTTTTCTTCCTTGTTTATACATCTTATATGTTTCATTTATAGCATTATCAATCTGCATCTTTAAGAAAGAACGCATATTCCTGATAGGAGCCATATACGTGGGATGCTTCAGCTCCATAACAGACTTAGAGGAAGGGTAGATAGGTTGAATCTTAGCCAACTCACTTGCTAACAGTTCATCAGTTAGCCGGGTTTTCTCTCCTTTACGCAGGTCTTCTAGGAGCTGAGGAAACCTCTCTCCAAATCTGGGTTCAAATTCCCAGTAGAGTCGAGAAGTGGCTTCATCTACTACCCCCTCTTTAGCTAGCCTTTGGGAAACAAGAAAGACATTCTTTGTCACTGTGTCTAGTTTAGAAAGAGTAGTCTTCTTAAACACTTGCTTTACTGCTTTGTCAGACATCCTCTCTCCAGCAAACTCTTCTGAGAGATGGTCAATGATGCCTAAGTCCTTAGCAAGAGTAAATCTGGAGCCTTCCCCGGCTTTCCCGGAGATGAGGTACACTATTGCCTTAGCTGTATTAACGGGGCCACTCTTAATGAGAGAGCCTTGAATATCCGAAAACTGTACTGCTGCATTAGAGAAATCTCCTAGATTCATAATCGTGCTAACATTCATAACATCTCGCATCTTTGGGTTCATTGATCCCGGTCTAAACTTAGCATCCAATATCTTACCTAAATCCTCAAGAGCCCCTTCAGCTACCTTTTCCTTGCTCAATTCTCCTTTTACTAACAGATCGTTAATGTATGCACCAATAGAAGCAGAGATGTCTATCCTTCCTTCTGCATCCTTTGTCAAGCTTTTACCAAAGAACTTGGCTGCCTCAATCTTATTTACGGCACCTCTTATGTAGGAGTGAATCGCTTCAATAGGGGGTGCGTAGAATTGCAAGAGATGCTCAGGAATCTCATCAAAGACTCGCGCTTTAGCAAACCCCGGCTTACTCCTCTTCTTCTGAAAGTTTAGCTGAGAATTGATGAAAGCAGAAATGTCTGATTCAGATACACCCTTTTCACGCATATTCTCAATAGACCTTAATACCTCATTCTTCTTTTCAATCCCCATTGCATCAAGCAGGCCCTTGTGATCTTTTACAATACGGGGGAAGTAATCCTCCCGGAGACCCTCAATTACTTTTGCATCTACAAGCTCTTTACCTAGACCGTTTAAGGTTTTTCTCACAGTGTCAAATTCAGCCCTCACTGCTGGAGAGTTCTTAGTGATGTCTTCAATAAGAGCAAAGTCATTCTGTGTTAAAGCTCTCTCTATAAGACTCTTTGCTTCTGGGCTAGATTTCCCTACATTTGACAGGAAAGTATCAACTGATCCAAGAGATTCATGGACACGCTTCTGAGTTGTTACATCAAACTTTAGGATTTGCTGACCAATCTTCGGGTGGATTCTTAAGCCAAGAGTTGCTATAGGGGTACCGAAGCTCTGGACAGGATTGAATCGTTCATACTTCTCCTCTGTAGCTTTCTTGAGTCCGGGGATGTTTCCTATAGCTGCCTTAGTGTCCATCCCCTTCTTCTCTTGCTGGAAGATATGTTCTCCGTGATCTTCCTTATACATCTTGGAAGCAATACCATCACTAACCTTCTCTCCAGCTCTTCTCTCTAAATCCTTCTTATAAGATTCATAGCTAGGGGGCTTCTTGGAGAAAAAATCAATAGCTCCTCCCTGTCCAAACCCCTTCTTACCTGTCCCCCCTAGAACTCTACTAGGAGACTCAACAGGAGAGAATAAATCAGGGACATTAGGAGAGGGCACTTCATAGGGAATTCCCTCTTGAGGCTTAGCCGTGCCTTGCTCTGCTAGAGGGGGAGGCTGCTTTTCAAACGGGAGCGTCTCAATAGGAGGAGCGTATTTAGTTTGCTCTGTAACAGGGTCATTCCTTCCAAACAGCTCCCCTTGATTCCCAATAGAGATTTCTTCTGGAGAAGCCTTAATAGGAATCCCATTCTCATCCACAACAAGTTTGGAAGTATCAAGACCAAATTTATTCTGAGAAGGGTTAAGAGGGAGTTCAGTTTGTTGCGGTACTCCTTCTTGCATCCGAGGTTCAGCCTCTTTAGCAGCCAACTCCTTCTCTTTTGCCAGACGCTCAATTAGGGGATCAACACGCTTACCTCCCCTCTTCATGAAAGGAAAGCCGAGCATCGCAGCATTTCCTAAGGTCTCCACAGCAGCACCTGCTAGCGGGCTCCCTGTCTTTTCATAGACTGCTTCCCCTCCTTTGTGTATCGCTTCCATAGGGAGGGAGAGGAGATTTAAATCTGCCTTCCCTGCTTCTGTCTCAGGGAGATAGGGGATTGTGTCTCTAATCGATTGAGAGATGCTTCCTATCTCATCAGCAGCACTCTTACCGGTGAATAAAGATTTAATGGGGCCTGCGATGCCAGAAACAGCCATGTTAGCCATTTCTCCTACTCCTCCAGCAACGGCCTCTAGAGCTCCGGGGATTGCTGTAGCAAGAGTATTCTTATCGATGACATCATGAAGCGCCCTTTTAACCATCCCCGGTTCTTCTTTCTTAGGCTCTTCTAGTAAATCATCAAAAGAAAGAACCCCCCCAGAAGCTTGAGAAGCTGCTTTCTCTTCCACCAAATCATCAAAACTTAAAGCCATAATTATTCCTCAATTTGAATGCCAGCTTCACGAAGACGCTTGACCACTTCTCCTCTAATCTCAGGACGTTTCTGAATAGCAGCTATAGCATTTGCGATGGACTTCTCTTGATCAGGAGAGGCTGCAAAACCTAGCTTGAGTTTAAGGGCAACATCCTTCGGAGCTGCTCCAGTAGCAGGTAGAGCGGTCTTATACTTTGCTCGAATCTCCTCATAATCCGCTCTTAGAAGAATAGCCTGATCTTTTAAAGCTTGATCTAGTTCAGGAGTCATCTCGGTTGCTGCAATCGCCTTGCTTCTTGCTGTTGCAATTTTAGCACTCTCTCGCAGGTAGTCAGCATCTAAAGCTTTAGGGGTGTCTGAACCCCTGAGCACTGCCCTAGCAGCCTCTCTGTGTTCCTGTAAAACAGCTCTAATATTCGCTGCTTCCACTCTAGCCATATCATGCCCTGCTCCTGCCTTAACTAGAGCAGCATCGTGATCCCTTGCAATCTGTATCTCAGGAGCCTTCTTCGCCATTGCTTCATCTTGCAATTGCTTATTCTTTAATGCACTAACTCCAGTGAGAATTGTGTCTACAATCTTGCTAGGGTGCTCTCCCGGATGAGCTTGCATCCCAACAGTAATAGCTTGTCTCACTTCTGGATCATCAATCGAAGCCAAACCAGCAGCAGGGTTTGTCTGGAATTGCTGCTGTGCTCTCTCAAACTTCTTCATCGTTAAATCAATTTGAGCCTGAGTGACCTTAGCAGGGGCTTCAGCCTGTGCAACCTGTCCTGCTGCTGCCTGCCCCTGTGCAACCCCTTGAGCCCCTCCAGCGAGCGTTTGGAGCCCTTGTGGGGTATTCTGGAGCTGAGCCACATTCCCTCTTAATGTATCTTCAAGAGTTTGAGCTTGATTACTCTGAAGCTGAAGCTCTTGTTGTCTAGCGATGTTCCTTTGTTGACCTCCTGAATAAAGGGCATTTAAAGGGGCAAGACTGAGCTTAGCCCCTTCCGGCATATTTCGCTCATAATCCTGAAACTGCAATTGTTCTAAGCCAGCCATATTAGTTCCCTATTCATTTAATGTTGTAGATATCACCAAGAGCTTTTAGCAAGCCTGTATATTGATTCGCCCCTGTGTCAATAGCACCGCTAGCAGCAGCTCCATACTGAGACAAACCAGCAGTACCCGTTCCCGGAGGAATGGCAGTACGAGCAGAATTAGTAGCATTAGTGCTGGTAGTCCCATACATAGAAGCGAGTCCTGAACGATATTGAGGAAGTTGATTCGCCATAAAGTTATTCTGCATCTCAACATTTCTAGCCCCATACTGACTGTTTCTGCCAGCAGCAGCATCTCGTCTATCTATCTGTTGTTTGAAGATGTTATTTAAGCCTTGCATTTCAGGGCTGTTATAGATTGATAACGGATCAGTATAGGATTTCTTATACATCCCCTGATACTCATCAGCCTGATCTGTTTGACGTTTACTGAGGTCTTGTTGCCCTCTCATAAAAGGGACAACGCTAGTCTTAATATAGTCCCTATAAGGGTCAGCATCTAGGAGTTTATCTGCTAATGCGTTTTGTTGCTCCGCAGTCTTCCTGTTATTGTAAGCCCCATAAAGACCTGTAGCGAGCTTTGCTAGCCCTCCCCCGCCTATTCCTGTAACAGCACTCCCAATACCCCCGGCAATCGCACCTAGATCACTAAGAGTAGAGGTGGCAGGGGTTCCTCCAGTTACAGGAGTTATTGTAGCATCCGAAACAGGTGCTCCTACTCCTCCATCTGTCGAGAAGTTGTCAGTGAGGATTTCCCCATCAGGCCCGTAGAATTGATTGTCTGCTAATTGGGGAATCTGTGGATTGAAACTATCTGTTAATACTTCTCCATCTGGGCCATAAAATTGATTATCAGCAAGAGAAGACTGTTGGGGATATAGAGAGGAAATGCTAGGAGCAGCTCCACTGAAATTATCCGTCATTATCTCGCCATCGGGCCCGTAGAACTGGTTAGGGGCAAGTCCAGCAAAGCTAGAGGTGTCTCCTGAAGGGACAGGGGTTCCTGTGACATCGCTATAGAGTGTTGAGAGGGATGGCTTCGCCAATGTCCCAACCCCCGCTATTGCTGCATTGGTAAGAGCCCCTTGTAAACCCCCTCCAGTGAGCCCAGAGATGCCCCCTGCTATCCCTGCATTAGTAATTGCTTGAGCGTTCGCAGCAGAGACATCTAATGTATCTTTAACAGCACCTGTAACCCCCGCCGTTAACGTATCCATCCCCGGAATATAGGGGAGAGCACTCGAAAGCATCCCTGCTACATTCCCTTGGGAGATAGAAGAGATTGCATTAACACCCGCAGCAATAGGAGCGAGAGGGGGAAAAGCAATCGAAGCTAAGCTAAGAACTGACCCTATAATGCCAAGACCACTACTAGGTGCCTCTGGGTTAGTGTCATAAGGCTGGACAATGTTGTTGTAATTCGCATCAGGAATGTAGAATGTTTTACCTGCTGCTGCCTCTCCGTTATCCATAGACCAAGTGCCCCCAGAGGTAATACCTTCTGGGAGTCTGACTCCGTTGGCCGGGTCTAAGAGGCTGTTATATACTGCATCCTTGTTATCAAACCCCGTATTCATCTGAGGGAATGTGAAAGGGGAATATCCAAAGTTTGTAGAGTTTTGTATTGCAGCTTGAATTTCAGGAGTAAGATTACTGAGTCCCATTACCTATACTCCCCATTTACTTTCGTGTTTCCATAGTACATATAGTATCCTATCATTTCCGTTATCTGCTCTAGAGAGAACAGCTTCAGTCTTAAATCCTAATTTCTCTACTAAACATCTCGCTTTTGTGTTTGCAGAAGAAATAGGAGCAGTAACTCTCTCCACATTCAAGGTATTAAATGCAAAGCTGAATAAAAGATGAAGAAACCCTTTAAAACACCAATTAGACTTCCCATCGCTAATTACGTGCATATCTACGCTGGTTCCTCTGTAGTCTGTGAAGAGAACAGAAGCTCTCAGAACATCATCCACTACAATTCCAATCGCTTTCTTAGCTGAACAGTTGTCAAGCCCCAGTTGCTTTTCTGACCACTCTGCAACCTCTTTGCCGTCTACATATCGTATTCTAGACATAAAAATCAGGAGCTTTCTGCTTGGTTGCTATATTTGTAGACTGATAATGCAGATCAGTGAAATGCACAAAGGTATCTTGATCGAGAGTGTCTGCTACATCAGCAGGGTCTCGATACAGTCTAATCTTGAGGATACCATCAGGTGCTATACGGGTATTCGCAATATGAGTTGAATCTCCTGCCGTACTCGTAATAGCTACTTCTGCAATCATATGCCCGTACTGTGTAGTTGATCCTTGTTGTGTTATTGAGGTCGTTAATGGGGCATTGAAGGCATCTGCTGCTCCTCCCGGTGTCCCATGACCTTTAGAGTAGGACATATCAAAATACCATTTAGCAACACCGGGAACCCCTGCTGCTCCTCCTGTATCAACAACGATCTGTGACCAATGCACATGGATGAATAGGTCCGTTCCCGGAGCATAGTCATGAGGCATATGAAAGTCTAGGAATATCTCATGAAGGTGGTTATTGGGGGCAGTTGTTCCAAATCGGTATTGATAGATATTTCCTCTATATGCAACAAAGTCTGGAATTGCTGCTGCTCCCCCACCTGCTGCTGGCCTTGTATTAATATCCCCTGTTATATCTCTCCACCCGAAGGTAGGGGTTACATTATCAACCTTAATACCATATCCAGAAGTCTTAGGAAGAATCAGATACCCTGTTAGGTTAATTACAGAGAAGAGCCCTTCTACAAGAATTCTTCTTATCTGATTGAACCAATCTAACCAAGTAAAGGTACCTAGTTTCTCTTCTGTTATCAATACGTCTTTAATAGGGGGAGTAACTAAAGCCATCAGCTCTCTCCCTCAGAATAAACCATCTCTATCCCTTCAAGTCTGAAAGGGGTCTCTCCTGTATAGTACATATTGAAACTTCTACGTCTGAACATACCAAGCCTAGTAAATACGGGTCTAGAATTCAGAGCTAAAGATTTATAGCTGCTGTAAGTTTGATAGTCATCATCACTCCATCTGAAATAAAGAGTGTTTGATTGTAAGTCTCCGACTAACGTAGCTTGGTGCATGAACTTACGTCTAGTAGAAGAGAAGTCTAGAATAGGAGTGGTAAACTCTAACGTAATAACCTGTCCAGCATCTTTATAGCTACTCTCGTTGAAGACACCAACGGTTCCTGTTTGATCCCCTAGAAGGTATACTTGCCCGTTACCTAAATCGGCTGCAAACTTATAGATGAAGTTATTGATAGTTGCTGTGGAGGCTTGTGTAGTTACTTGATTAATATATCTGAGATTCAGAGGAGAAACACCACCGATGGTGATTTCATTAATCGTTGAATACCCATTAGTGGATGTCCATTCATGCCAAACATCTTCATCGATGTCATACACAAAAGTTCTATCTGTGAGTCTTAGAACATAGAAGAAATGTCCTACAAGTCTCACTAGGAAGCTTGTAGCATCAGCGATAGCTGTTCCTTCTAGATTTAATACTCTATCAATAGCATCTGTACTTATTGGGGTTGGCTGAAAACCGTCAAGCTTCCATACGGTATGCCCCCCAGAGAAACTGCTTCCAACAAAGAAACAGTATCTCTCGTTCTGCCCTACTGCATAAGGAGAGGGGGTTCCTGTCTGTAAGAATGCCCCTGAATTTCTAGAAAGAGGAGTCCCTGTGGGGTTAGCCGCATTATAGAAGAATTCTGTGCTGTTCTCTCCAAATACAACAATCTGATTATTCTGCCTAGCTAAGGCTACGGCTGTGTCAGAGAATAATTCTGCTGTAAGGAAATTAGAAGCAGTCCAATCAAGAGGAGCTTCTAAATCCGAATTGTAAACATCAGCACTACTACTTCGGATAATACAAACATACCCATCAATATATGCAGGACTAGGAACATGCGGAGAAGGAAAATCAACATCCGTAATCTGAGTGACAGTGTTCGTATTATCAATTACATATCCATCCGTACCATCACAAAAGAAGCTACAAGGGCTCCCAGAAGTAGTGCACCCCACATTTCCTACAATACCTGTGCTAGTGGATAACACTGTCTTTGCAGTATTGTCCATATAGAGTTGGTTTCCGATGACATACCAGATATGCCCATTAAACTCCCAGATACCTCTTCCTGCACCTGTACCCTGAGAGATATACCCATCAATTCCCGGCCTCTTGACAATAGCCACTCTGCCAGCAGATTGATAGTTAAACCTCTCAATGGTTTCTGTATAGCAGTTTACCAGACGTTGATCTTTAGTGGTTGTGCTATCTCTTCCTTGAAACTGATTACCTTTGAAGGTATATCGTTCTAGCTTAATCTCTGCATCTTGTACCATATGCTCACCATTTGTGTTGATCTACAGAGAAAAAGAAACTCCCCTCTTCAGTACCAAACCCTAGTGCTTCGTCTTTAAGTTCTCTAGCTTCTTGTCTAAGAGTTTGTCTAACAGCAAGAGAGAGGGTGTTCTCACCAGCAAGTCTTACAGCAAGCCCATACTTAATTGCCTCATACCATTCTTGAGGAAAATCAGGAGTGTCCGAAGCAGAGTTAAAATCCTCAAAAGGGGTTTGGTAAACAAGGGTAATCTGTTTATTCGTAATTGACGTAGCATCAGGAACAGGGAATACATGAAGCACTCCATAATCCCTAAGAGGTTCATAAAAGATTTGGATCGGCTGCCCTGTGGCAACCTTATTCCCTAGCCGATTATATTCATCTCTTGTAAGAATCCTCATAGGAATATCAGGAGTACCAGAAACACTATCATGCAGAAATGCCTGAATAACTTTGAGCGGTTTGTTAGTGTTTACCATCTGTCCAATACCAATATTGAAAGTAGCAGAAGCCGTGAGAGTAACAGAGTATTGCCTTATTGCCCACAAAGGCAAACCGTCTGCTTCCCACGCTTTCACCATCATATTGAGGGCTTCTGCTCCTTCTGTGACTTGGTTTGCCGTAGGACTTTCCCCACTCGCAACTACACCTGCAAGCCTGTACGCGCCAGCAATGAGTTGATCTCTGTTAATTGAAAAAGTAGTCGTCCCACTTGTAGTCATATTAGTTCCTTTGGTCTTCTTGTCTTACGTGGTCTATAAGTACATTAGTGAGTCTATCAAACTTAACACCGAGATCAACAAACCCTTGTCTAAAAGTTGTTTCTAGCTTTTCTAGTTTTGCATCAAGCTCTGTCTTTTTGTAATGGCCTTCCGCTACATGCAGTTTTAAATCTTGTAATTCTTTTGCATCAGCATCGTGTTTCTGCCAGAGAAGGTGGATGTCTCTCGCTTGGCTTTCATCTTTCTGCCTTAAGAGATACCAGACTACTGTGCCTATTGCAGTAACAACTAAAGAGATATATTCCATCATATCGTCTCTAGCAAAGCAATCTTTGCCTTTAGGCTAGCGTTCTCCACTTCAAGTGCGGATAGGCGGGATTCGTGGGAATCTACGCGGCGGATGTTTTGCTGTAGCGCCACCGAGGTCAGTACGAGGGTTTCGCTAGAGTCGTACTTGAGGAACTCAGTTTCCGTTTCGTCTTCAGGATTGAGCTTCGCCATAAAGGTGCTGATCGAATCTGGCAAAACAAGCTTCGCCTCTTGCGCGATTACGGAGATGAATTTCTGCCCTGTCGCTGTACCACCGAGGCCGTTGTACTCTCCCTCGACAAAGCGCAATTGCATGAACTCGGCAATGCCCTTGCCGTAGTCAAGTACGTTGCGCTTGAGGCGAGCATCGGAGGGGTTGGCCCACGTGGTGCCCGACGCTTTGGTCGCTACCGATCCCGCAATTGTGTAATCCCCCGTGCTCGAATACGAGGAGATAGGCGTTCCGTTAAAATCAAGCGTGAGCTTCTTCCAGTCCGCACCCGTCGCGCTACCCCCGGTGTACCAGCGGAAAAAGTTACTCCCCTCGTCATACAGATAACTGTACGCGTATCCAGATGATGCGTCTGCCCTGAGCGCCAACCCGAGGCCGCCGGCGGACGTTATTTTATGAGACCCCAATGTTGCGCCAGCAACTGCGAGCGTTGTAGCGGTGGTTGCGCCGAGAGTGGAAGCCCCCGCCGTCAGCGCCTGCCCGCCCGTGATCGCGCCGCTGAACACCGTTGCCCCGAGCGAATTGCTCGCCGCGGTGGAGGTGATACCGGTAGCGAAAGTCTGCAATCCAGTAAAGGTTTGAGCAGCGTCAGAACGAGCCACGGTAATCGAGTCGTTAGGGAAGGTTGCAGTTCTACTTGAAGTAAGGGTTGTAGGAGTGAGGGTTAGGATATACCCGCCTGTTCCTCCGGCTCTCCCTGCTAAAGATATTGCATCCTGTGTTGCAGCAGCGAGGACTGTCTGAGCCCCTGTAAAAGTCTGTGCTGCATCAGTACGTGCAATTGTCGCATTGGTAGCGGGAAACGTAAGGGTAATTCCATCCGTACCCGTGAATGTTAAGCTCTTCAGGAAAGAAACACTCTTCGTATCCGTAATAGCAAGAGAAGCAGTAGTAGCGGGAGCAACAATAGTGAGTTTATTGAAAGAGGTACCTGTAACCCCCGTAAAAGCCCCTGTAGACGGAGTAACAGCCCCAATAGGGGTATCCTCAATAGCATCACCAGTACGCTGTATAAACTGCTCTAAAGTGCCTTTAGTGACATTCTCCATAAAGGAGGCACCAGTCAAGAATGCACTCCCAGAGGTTCCTTCTTGTCCTCTAACTACCGTCAATGTATCACTAGAACGAGCAGTTACTTTAACCACTTCAATTACAGAAACTCCGTCATACAGCGTCCCGATAAACCAATCCCCAGAAGTGGGTGAAGGGAAGAGAGAGCCTGTTCCGGGGGAAAGGGCAATTGAAGTTGCTACATTGGTGATACCCCCATTAATAGTGGTTGTAGCATTATTCGTATATAATTGTTTATTAGCCATCTATTTTCCTATGGAGTAAAAGAACTAGGGGGTACTGTGGTATTGTCTGTATCAGCATATGTTACAGATACGAAGGTATCTACTGCTGGTTGTGGCCTAGTGAAAGGAACAGAAATCTTATCTGCTCTTGCTCTGATGAAGTCTAGAGAATGTCTGGGTTCCCAATCGTCTTTGCAGACAATAAACCCATCCCATCTTTGTTTGGATTCACTAGCCTTCATTTTCTTAGAACAAACATCACATAGGATTAGCCAGTCGCCAGATTTATAATTCCAATCACTAGCCATGATTTACTCGTTCGTAGGTTGACTGGTGTACATCGTAACAGTGGCTGTTGCAGTTAAACTGTTAATCAAGAGCCTAACAGCAGTTGATCCCACAGTAGCTTGACTCGACGTAGTGGCAGTTTTGCTCGCTAATGCAGAGATGGCAACCCAAGGCGCATTTTGTGCAGGGCTATCTGTTCTCCATACATTATCGTAACTCTCCTGTACACTGAAATTGATGGTTCCTGTGACAGCAACAGTGATATTTAATGCTTTCCAGCTTCTCCAGTCAATAGGGTAAGTCGGGCTCACTGATACGGCAGTCCAGCCAATATCGAAGGTATCTGCTCCAGTAGTAGAGGAAACCGTCACAGAGGTAACTGAAGCAAAATACTTGGTAGAGCTAACTGTAACATTCCCGTTAGGGCCAGCAATAGCTTCCGTTTGTGCATCTCCATCACTGTCTGTTCCAGTAATCGTAAACGTCTTGGCAGAATGATTGGTTGCTGCATTACCAAGGATAGTGATAATGTGCGCTAAACCATCCGCAGCAGAAGTAGCAGTAAGGGCATATCCCCCTCCTGAGTAAGCTACATCATCTGCAAGACCAGCCGCATTTAGAGCCGCTGGTGTATAAACTGTGTGTTTCTTAGGTCTCATGTAATACACTCCGAGAAAATAAAATAGGGGAAGAATATCCTTGTGAGACACTCTTCCCCTATGGGAGTTATTCCTGTTTAAAGAATAACAAATTAATACGGCATCCCAGACGGAGGGAAGTAGTATTCACACTTGACTAGCCAAGGGCCACCAGTAGAGGCAGTGCCGCTCTCAGTGTACTTAGCTTTAATTAAGGTATCCGCAGTAAGCTTCGTGCCGACACTGGTTCCAGCAGTAGCCTCTGCTGCGTAGTATCCTGCACCTGTTGCTCCTTTAACATCAAAAGCAACCAGCACTTCATTAGTAGTACCGGGATTGCTTCCAACGCTAATAGAAGCGGAAGTATTAGAGTCGCTAGCGGTTTGACCCATCACATAGACACCTGCAAGGACAACACCAGCAGGAAGCGAGAACGCTTCAAATGCTACAGTGTCCGTACGAGTAACTTGACAGGTCTTACAGAGCAGCTCTACTGCCGGAGGTGTGATCGTAGAAACGCTCACATTAGGGCGTACAGCCATTGTATTCTCCTTTTTCAGTCATGAGGCGATGATCGTAATCTTTACGTCCTGCATGTTTGAGATTTATGAGAGGATGTATCGAAGTAATCTGACCTTTTTCAAAGAGCTTGTTGAAGAAGAAGAAATCTTCTCCTCTAAACTTCCCATTATTTATGTCAGTCTTAAATACATCTTTCAGAACATTTCCATCTTTATCCAGATAGGTTTCAGCCTCTTCGTAAAGAGGAGTGAGAATTGAGCGGTGCTGGCAAGAAAACCCCAACCCAAGCCCTTTAGCTTGGATGAAACCTTCATTATCAAATGTGATGTCCTTCCCATTAATGGGCTGAATGAAGAAGGTAGGTTCATCCTTCCTGACAGGATAGGTTGCTGCTATGCTCTTCTTGCTTGGAGCAAGAGCGAGTATCTGCAAGAAATCCTGAACAGTGAAGAGTATATCATCATCAATCCAAAAGAGGTAGTCGCAATCCGTTTCCATGAACTTAGCTAAGAGTGCGTTACGAGCAGTAGTTGGTAACGAATTACCTCTCTCTGCAAGAATACTAACTGTTGCACCATATCTGTTTAATTCAGGGATGAGCTCAGCAAAAGCTAAACACATTTCCAAAGGGACATACCCACTGTAACAAGGGAGGGCTATGCACACTTTTATGCCATCAATGCTCAATTCTTTAATCACTATGATCCTTTTCTAGATATTATGAATTTCAGGCGCCAGCACTTCCATACACACCGCGCCAGTCGCTCCATCCAAAAGAATAACGAGCCGTAGCCTTGAACTTAGCATTCTCGGTGTCAAAATCGTTATCCATCTCAAACTGATCTGCACGACGTTCAAAATGCTTCAGACCGTCAGGAACATCAGTAACAATAAACCACGCATCACTGTCCGTCAGATAGTGATTAGTAACGACATCACCGAAGATGCCCATATCCTTAATTGCATTCGGGTCATTCAGGTCAGTACCAACACGACCATTAGCACCCAGAATACGATTGGCTTCAAACTGAAGCTGATACGGAATGATGAGCTTCTTAGGTTTAGCTGCAATCAACAAACCACGATCATCACGGAAGCCAGCAATGTCAATAACAGCCTGCTCAAGAGCAGCTTCAGACAAGTCAGCAGCAGTGCCGATGATATTGGAAGCAGTACCACCAGCCACATTCGGATGGTCAGAAGCAATCAGCACCTTGCCATCACCACCCGTATAGGTAGCGAAAGCACGATTGAAGATGTTAGCTCCAACAATTTCCTTAGTTTGACGCATGGAACGAGCAAGACCTTGGGCCTTACGCTTACCAACAATGTCATATTGCTCATCTTCATAAATCTCTCGCGTAATGACGAAACCAAGTGCATAAACAACATGGTTATAACGCGAGGTGAAGCCTTGACGTTCGCTGTCATAAGTGATAGCTTGACCTTCTGCTTTAATAGCAGCCAGACCAAAACTAGAGACACCAACATCTTCTTCATAAGCCTTAGTGCTCTTCTCTACTTGGAAACCAAGTTTCGACCACTCTTCAGGATAATCATTATATCCTTTACCATACCAAGCATTAACGCCGGGCCAAAGAGCTTTTGCAAAACTGCCAGAGGTAATAACACCCATTTTCTATTCTCCTTTAAGATTAAAGACCAGTGGTTCCGACGGAACCGAACTGATGCGCATTAAACATAACCAATACTTTTGCCGAAGCAGCAGCAGGTTCGTTACCAATCTTAGTGGAGAAGCCAAGCAGCTTAAACATAAGAGTGCTAGTGGTTGATTCTGTACCCATATCAACAGTAGCCGGACTGGTTACAGTTGCAGAAGTACGAGCACCAAGAGCGGGCGTAACATTCAGACCAATATCGTTCAGTGCACAGGTACCGTTGGAGGTTTCAACTTCAAACACAACATCTGGACTATCTGCGACAAGGATATAACCAGCACCACTCGCAGCAATCTGAGCTTCCGCAGGAAGATCAAGAGCCGTAGAGCCAGTGGTCATAATGCCAGCAGGAGTCCATTTGGAGTGCATAACACCAACAACAATACCACATGCAACATCAGTGATACCAGAAAGGTCAGCAGTGGGAAAGCCATAAGCATCCGAACTGCCAGCCAGCTTTACCGGATCGCCTACGAGGATTTCATCTCCCGCAGAAGCGACATAGTATACATTCGACTGCCCGTTGTAGGGCGAGCCATTCAAGTGCTTTACAGGACGAAACCCGTTAATGCGACTCGTATTTGCCATATTTCTTATCTCCTATATGGCAATCTAAAGAAGCTAGCTGATGGAAAGTTTTCCGTAATCAGCCGTTTTCCTAGCATCATCTTTCATCCCACGTTCTGTTTCATCAACATAGGCTTGCTTAGCAGCTTGATCCTCATCATAGAATTCCTGAGAAATACGCATAACATAAGCCTTCTTACCACCACCTACAGAAACTTCATTCGGACTACCGGATCGAGTAGGGTTTGCAACTCTTCGATCACCAACTTTAATATTAGAATCCGTCACAATTTCATAGCCCATGCCTTCAAATTGTGACACACGATCACCTTCGTCATTGACGATTCGATAAACAAATCCGGGTTCTTTACCCTGTACAGTTAGGACATTCCTGCCACCTGAAATAGCAGCCCGACGCTTAGTACGTTTACTTGCCAAAGTCTTCTCTTGCGTAGCCATCACTTGATACCTCTCATTTGTTTAATATCTTCGATGTATTGTTCTTTTGTCATTGCACCAGCACGAATAAACGTGTTCATCGCCTTACGCTCGTCTTCCGTAAGCTCAAAAGCAGCAGCCTTACGGGAGGGGGCAGTAGTCGAACTTCCTTCTACTGTAGAAAGTCTATCTTTGTTTGGATTACGGAACTTATCAGGATAGAGTTTTTTAACTCGACTGACAACATACTCCAGCACTTCATCAGGGGTCTTATGGGGGTTAGAACGGGAGTGAGCAAGACCTACTTCATCTGCTACTGCTCGGAGTTCTCCATCATTAGCATACCACTTATTCTCGTTTACCCAAGCAACAAACTGAGGATCAACCTCCGGCTTCTGCTGAGCAATGCGTTTCGCAGCTTTCTCTTCAGCTTTATAATCTGCAATCTGGTCATCAATCTCGATAAGGCGATCTGCATCACCTGCTATTAAGGCAAGCCTCTTATCTTCCTTAAGGTTCTCGATTGCCCTCTGATATTCTACAACTTTTACATTCTCATGATGAGTTTGTAAGAGCTTCAGTGCCTTTTGTACTTCTTTAAGTTCGCGTTTCTGCCCTTCAATCTTGTCGAACAGAGGTTTGCGTCTGATAAATTCCTTAGCATCAATAAAATCATCGGGATCACCGTCGTAATCCTTCTTCCATCCCATTGAAGCTGCTTTTTCTTCGAGAGAAGAACTCGTAGAACCTTCTTGGGTTTCTTGTTCCTGTTTCTCCACAACATCTTCTACAATTTCACCCACTTCTCCAACTTCTTCAGTCATCCGTATTCTCCATTACACTAATAATATCTTCATCATTAAGGACAATCATTTCTGTATTAGGAACAGTAGCCCCTGCATACTTCGCATAAAGCACTCTAGCCCCTACAACTACTCCTTGTTCTTCAGCAGTAGTTCCAAATTCCTTAAAAACTGTGCTACCTACAGCGAGAACAATACCACTGGTCGTGGCCTTCTTTACCCTCTCATCAATCTCTAGATGTATCCCTACGGCCTTGGCTCTCTTCAGGAGATCATCTGCTTCCTCCGCCTTATCCGGCTGAACAAAAACTCTATGTAGAACAGGCTTAATCATTCTCACCTTCCATATCATCAATCTTAAAGTCTAATGCTTCGCTATATGCCCGAATAAAACCCCTGTAGAAATTATCTTCATCTGGATTCAGTCCTGCGGATACAGCTAAGATGTCTTTACAATCCTCAATACGCTCATTCATGGCTTGGAAAAAGCCTCTGGTGACAATGCTATCTTTCCATTGTACCCATTCTTCTTTAGAAATTTTCACTTATTCTCCTTTGTGGCGAGTTTAGCTTGATGCGATTCATGCATCTGATTGACCTTCTGTGAGTGTAGGTCAGCACTTTGTTGCATCTGTTGTGAAGCACTTGCTGCTTCAATCTGTCTTGTGATGTAGCTCTGGACAGCATCATTCTTCAATTGAGCTTGAACTTTTTCAGCCTCCAGTTGAGATTTTTGAGCACCTTCTGCTTGTCTGATTTGATGGTCAATAATCTTCATTTGCTTATCAAATTCAAACTTCTGAGCATCTAATTGTCCCTTAGCCTTTAGGGCTTCCATTTTAGGATCGGGAGGAGGAGGGGGCAAGCCACCCATTAGCTTCTCTGGATTAGGTTCCTCGTATGCTATAAGAATCCTCTGAGTGACTTCTTGAGGATTAATCGTCCCTAAACTCAGGAGTTGAACAAGTCGTTCTGCATTAGCCACTCTTGTCTCTTGAGAAGAGGCATTAGGGTCAGCAGAGGGAACAATATCATTAGCATTCCCAGAATAATCCGACTGCTTAATAGGTTCATCAAGAACATCAATCTCTTCTTGCGGATCAAGATATTTAGCATTGAGTTTATAAAGCTTTCTGAACTCTTCTGCCATGCTCCGATAGACTCGCTTGTATACGGCTGTAAAGAGCCGCTGGCCCTCTTGTACAGAAGCCATAGTAGTAGTGGCAGGGGTGTTCTGCCCCGGCATCTTACCCACCATAATCTCAGCGATAGAGGCAAGTTCTTTTGCACTCTGTGCTAAGAGCTCTAAAAGCTTAAAGAGAACATCACTCGGGTCACGAACAGGCATCGGAAAGATTTGCTTCTTGATGATATGGAAGGTGAGAATGATTAAGCCTGTTCTACATAGAGTTTTTGTTCAGCCGGATAAGGCGGAGGAAGCAGATGATCTCCTGAAGAGAGCCAAGG